CGCGCAGGACAAGCTCACCGGCGCCGGGAAAGAAAGCGCGCGCGCCGGCGTAGAGATCGAGCGCGGGCACGAGCGGCAAGCCGCGGCGCTCAGTCGCCTGCGCCTGGGCGTGCTTGCCGTGGGGGCAGCGATGCTCGCCACCTGGCGCTCCTCCGTCAACGCGGCCATCGAGGCGGAGCGCGCGCAGAACCGGCTCGCGGCGGTGATTCATGCCACGGGCGGCGCGGCGGGCATCGCGCGCGGCGAGTACGAGAAGATGGCCGCATCGCTCATGGACGCGACGCAGTTCGACGACGAGCAGTTGCTCAATGCGCAGGCCGAGCTTCTCAAGTTCGGCAATATCCACGGCGACGTGTTCCGCAACGCGCTGCGCCTGTCCGCGGACCTCGCCGCGTTCATGGGCACCGACGTGCCGAGCGCCGCGCAGATGCTCGGCAAGTCGCTCCAGTCCCCCACCGAGGGGCTGATGATGATGGAGCGGCAGTTCGGCAAGCTGACGGAGGAGCAGGAAAAACACATCAAGAAGCTGGTCGAGCAGGGGCGCGCCTGGGAAGCGCAGCAAGCAGTGCTCGCTCTTTGGGAAAAGAAGGTCGCGGGCGCCGCGCAGACCATGAACACCGGACTGGGGAAGGCGACCAACGACGTCAAGAAGGAATGGAACGAGCTGCTGGAGACGATGGGCAAGTCGGACAAGATTCTGGGCCGCGCGCTCGGCGGCGGCGCGTCGCTCCTCAAGGACATCAGGCTCACGCTGGAGGGCACGCGCAATCCGCTCAGCGATCTCGCGAACGATACACTCAGGTGGCTGGGCTATTTGCGGTTCGTGCCTGGCGCGATCGGCATGGTGGGCAAGGCGGCGGAGAACGCGCGCGCGGCGGCGGCCAAGGGCGAGCGCACGAGCACCGGGAAGATCGATTACAACATCGCCCCGGAAGAAGCTGGACTCGCCGCCTACGCCGGGCCGATCAGGCTCGGCGGCGCCGATAAGGCGGACGGCAAGAGCGCCGAGGCCACCAGGGCGGAGGAGCTCATGGAAGCGCGCCGCGCGGCCGCGGAGGACGAAGCGCGGATTGTTCAGGCCGGGAATGAGGCGCGCATTCAACGTAACGACCTGCTCACGAAAGAGGCCGACGCGGTGCGCGACGTGCTCAACCCGTGGAACGCCTACGCGCGCGAGGTCGAGCGGCTGCGCGCGCTCATGGAGAAAGGCGCGATCACGCAGCGCGAGTTCGGCGAAGCGGTCGCGGCCGAGGCGCGCAAGGTCGGCGGCGCGGTCGAGGATATGGCCGACAAAGGCGTGAAGGGCTTCGACGAGCTGAAAGACTCAATCGAGGGCTGGGGGCGGGATCTGTCCCGCGAGCTCGCGCGCGGCGAGGTCAGCTTGCGCTCGTTCGGGCGCCTGTTCGAGGAGCTGCTCGCGATGCAGATCCAGAAGCGCATCATGCAGCCGTTCCTCACCCAGGGCACCGAGTTCCTCAGCGGCCTGTTCAATACGACCGGGGTGCAGAGCGCGAGCCAGATGGCCGCGTACCAGGACCTCGGCTACGTCTACGCCGGCAACGTGGCGGCGTTTCATTCCGGCGGCATCGTCGGCCTCGAGGGCGGCGCGCGGCGCTACGTGCACCCCGCCTACTTCGAGCGCGCGCCGCGGCTGCACGCCGGCGGGCTCGCCGGCGACGAGGTGCCCACCATCCTCAAACGCGGCGAAGGCGTCTTCACGCCGGAGCAGATGCGTTCGATGGGGGGTGGCGGCAAGTTCACGGTCAATCTCATCAACCAGTCCGGCCAGCAGCTCGAGCCGCAGGCCTCGCCGCCGCGCATCGACGCCTCCGGCATGGTGGTGGATCTCGTCCTGCGCGGCCTGTCCACCAACGGCGGCGCGCGCGACCAGCTCGCCGGCATGCTCACGAAGCCGCGGCATTGAACGATGGCCGCCTTTCCCGCCTACCTCAAGCTGATGCGCGACGGCTTCGGCAAGGAGCCCGAGCCAATCGTCAACCGCACGCAGATGGATGACGGCATGGTGAAGCAGGCGAAGGTCAAGGCGCGTGCCCTGGTGGGGCGCCCGGTCAAGTACGCGGCCGACACGAAGGCCGACTACACCAGCTGGGAAACGTTCTTCAACACCACCGTAAACGCCGGCGCGGACTGGTTCGACTGGACCGACCCGCTCGATGGGGTGGTGAAGCTCGCGCGCATCGTGCAGGGCAGCTACCAGGGGCGGACGATCAACGGCGCGCTCACGCGCTGGGAGATCTCCATGCGCATCGAGACCTGGAGCGCGTGAGCGATGCCCACCAACCACACCGTCAACTTCAAGAAGCGCACCGGCGCGAGTTCGGGCGAGGAGCCGGTGGTGCTGATCGAGATCACGCATCCGCAGCTCGCGCAGCCCTACCGCGTGGTCAACGATGCGCAGGACCTCGTCTCTAACGGCAATAACTACACGGCCTGCGGCTTCGAGGTCACGCTGCCCGATGACGTGGCGGGCAGCATGCCGCGCGCGCCGATCGCGATCGACAACATCGGCGGCGAGCTGCGCGCGTGGCTCGACGCCTCGCTCGGCGGCCGCGACGCCTCGATGCGCATGATGCAGGTGATGCGCGGCACACCGAACGTGATCGAGCAGGAGTTCACCCTTGACCTGCTGAACACGCGCATGGGCATGGACAGAATCCAGGGCGAGCTGGGCTACGAGAACGTCCTCGACCAGCCGGCGCTCGCGGCCACCTACACGCCGGAGACGGCGCCGGGGTTGTTCTGATGCGCGCCGGCCTCGCCTTGCGAATCTGTACGCACTGGTCGGCCTCCTACGTCGGCCGCCGGTACACGGATCAGTTCGACTGCGGCGAGCTAGCGCGCGCCGTGCAGCTCGAGGTGTTCGGCAGGAAGATCCGCCTGCCCATGACGCGCGACCACGTCCACGCGGAGGGCACGCTCGATCGCTTCAGAGCGATGTCCGCGCAGATCGACGCCTGCAAGGACGACGTGGCGGTGCGCACCGACGCGCCCATCGAGGGCGACGGCGTGCTGCTGAAAACCCGCGGCTATCGCCAGCACATCGGCCTGCACTGCGTGATTGCCGGCGAATACTGGGTGCTGCACGCCACCGATGGCGCCGGCCAGGTGATCCTGCAGCGTGTGCGCGACCTGCCGATGCGCGGCCTGACCATCGAGGGCTACTACCGATGGATCTGAGCGAATCGCGCGCCCTGGTGCCGGCGCCGGCGCAGCCGGTGCTGGCCTATTCGCCGCACCCGATTCTGCTCGCGCAGGACCGCGAGCTGGTCTACGCGCTGTTCCTGCCCAACGAGACCATCGCCGCGTACCTGGCGCGCGTGGGCCTCGCTGAGCGCATGGGCAATCAGCCCTTCATGTTGACGGTGGACGGCCGGCGCATGCCGCGCGCGCTGTGGGCGCGCTGCAGGCCGAAGCCGGGGACGCTGATTAACCTTTATGCCTTGGTGCGCGGGGGCGACGGCCAGAAGAAAAATCCCCTCGCCACCGTGGCGATGATCGCGGTGATGATCTTCGCGCCGGAGGTCGGCGCGGCCTTCGGCGGTGGTTTCACAGGCGGGGTCATTCAAGCGGGCTTCGTCCTCGGCGCCGGTCTCATCGTCAACGAGCTTTTCCCGCCGCCGCGACCGGAGCTCTCCAACGCGCAGAACCTGGGCGGCGGGGACTCGCCCACTTACGCGATCGGCGGCGGTGCGAACCGCATGCGCCGCTACGAGCCGATGCCCAAGATCGTCGGCGTGCACCGCGTGTTCCCCGACTTCAGCGCACAGCCGTACAACGAGTTCGAGGGCGAGGAGCAGGTGGCGTATTTCGTCTTCAATCTCGGCTACAACGCGGCCGACCTGTCGGACTACAAGATCGGCGACACGCCGATCGGCAACTTCGAGGGCGTGGAGATCGAGGTCTCCGGCGCGGACGGCAAGCTCGCGCTGTTTCCCGGCAACGTCGATTCGCAGGCCGGCGTCGAGTTGACCAACGCCCTGGGCTTCGTGTCGCGCACCTCGAGCCCGAACGGCGCCGCGCATGCGGTCGAGATCACCGGCGCGCTGTTCTACTTCGCCAACGAGGGAACCGCCCCACGCTCGGCCGAGATCGACATCGAATACCGGCAGGCCGGCGGCGGCGCGTGGACAGGCTTGCAGTTCGCGCCGGACACGGTTCCGGCCACCTCGATCGTCAATGGCGTGGCGCGCGTGCCAGTGGCCGACTACAACATGGGAGTGCGCAAGGAGATCACCGCGCAGCCCGGCGTTGCGGGGCTGACGGTGCTCTCGGCCAACGTGGCGACGGCTGCGGGCGGCGGCGAGCTCCAGATCCAGAACTCCGCTGACCAAAGCGCTGGCGGGCGTATTAGGTACAGATCGCCGGGCGGGTCCTTCGGCGAGTTGGTGCGCGTGGACGGTGGGGGCGGCCAGTTCGTTCTCTACGATCAGGCGAAGACCAGCAACATCCTGATCTCCGTCGATTGGGAGCAGCTGAAGTTCTACATCTGGTTCCCGATTGCTGCGCCTGAACAGTTCACCGTCGGCGCCGAGATCGCCGGCCGCTTCATGCTGCTCAACGCGACCCGCGCGCCGCTGCGGCGCACGTTCTACTGGCACACCGCGCAGGGCCAGTACGAGATCCGGGTGCGCAAGCCCACGCCGGATGAGACAAGCGTGCGCGCGGCCGCGCAGATCGTGTGGTCGCAGCTGCGCACCTACCAGCCCGACGCCGCCGACTACACCGGGCAGCTGCGCATCGGCTTGAAGATCCGCGCCTCGGCGTTGCTGCAGGGCAGCCTGCAGCAGTTCTCCTGCGTGGCGCGGGCGAAGACGACGGTGTTTGGGGGCGGGAATGCGCTCGATTTTGACGGCGCCGTGGCTTATGTGGACCTCCTCGGCGCGAGCGGCGTGTCGCTCGCGTCTTCGTTTTCCATAGAGGCGTGGATTAACACCTCAGTTGTAGGCGCCGACCGTGTGATCCTCAATTTCGGCGTAAGCGGATCGAGCTACTTTGCGGTAGTGAACGGCAAGCTGGATTTCCGGAACGTCACGCATAAGACGGGCACGCTCGACGTGGCGAGTGGTCAAGCGGTGCACGTGGCGGTCGTCGTCGATCGCGGCGCGGACTCGATCGCGTTCTACGTGAATGGCGCGCTGGACAATTCGCAGGCGTGGGGCTTGGGCAACCTCGATGGACAACCTAGCAAGATCGGATCTCGCGCGGGCTCGCTATTCTGGGATGGAGTGCTGGACGGCATGCGGATCTACTCGGCCCGCGTCCTCACCGCCGCCGAAGTCGGCGACCACTACCGCGGCCGCTACGACGACGAATCCCGCCTCGTCGGCCGCTGGGAGTTCGACGAAGGCGCTGGCGTCACCGCCAACGACTCCAGCGGCAACGGCAACCACGGCACCCTGGTGAATGGCCCCGCATGGGTCGCCGGCGACCCGGCTGTCCCCCGCGCCAACGTCCACACCTCCAACCCCGCCTGGTGGGAGCTTGACGCGCTGCGCGGCACGACGGTGAACGGCATGCGCGTCTACGGCGCGGGCCTGGCCGACGCGAGGATCGACATCGAGGGTTTGAAGCTCTTCGGCGCCTGGTGCGATGCCAGCGGCCAGGAGATGAACGCGGTCTTCGATCAGCAGATCTCCGTGCACAACCTGCTGAACGCCATCGCGCTGATGGGACGCGGCACGCATTCGCTCTCGACCGGCAAGCACGGCGTGCTGTGGGACGCGCCGGACCTTCCTGTCACGGCGTTGTTCGGCATGCACAACATCGTCGCCGGCAGCTTTTCCATCGACTACGCGACCGGGGATCTCGCCGACATCATCGAGGGTTGGTACTACGACGCGTTGCGCGAGCAGCGCGACTTCGTGCGCTGCCGGGTGCCGGGGACCACCGGCAGCCGGGTGAAGCGCCTGGAGCTTTTCGGGCGCACGAAGCGCGAGCTCGCAATAGAGGACACGAATCTGTACGCCGCGGCGAACGCCTACCGCGCGCGGCGCTACAAATGGCGCGCCGACTGGGAGATGCAGCCGGTGCCGCGCGGCGACGTGGCGCAGATCGGCCACGACCTGCTGAACATGCTCTCGGGCCGCTTTATCGAGGGCGGCGACACCTCGACGCTCAAGCTCACGCGCAAGGTCCCTCTCTACGCCGCCGGCAGCTACGTCACGATCCGCAAGCCCGACGCCACCTTCGCCACCTACGCGGTGCAGGGCGGCGCGGGCGACACCGACACGCTCACGCTCGTCGCGCCGCTGCCGTTCAACCCCTGGGCGGACCCGGACGGCTACCCGCCCTACGACTACCGCTGGCATTACGGCCCGACGAGCACTACGGGCCGGAAGGTGAAGATCGAATCCTTGAAGCCGGTTTCCGAGCGCTATGTGGACGTCTCGGCGATCGACGAGGACCCGCTCTACTATGCCGCCAAGAGCAACCTGCCCGAAGCGGCGCCCCCGCACAAGGTGGTGGGCGAGATCCAGTTGAGCGACCTGCAGGTGACCGAGGACGGGATGCGCGCCGGCACCGGCTATCTCGCTCGCGTGTTCGTCACTTGGAGCGTGACCGGCGACTACGCCGGCGCGGACGTGCGCGTGTCGGTGAACGGCGGGCCGATGAGTACCTTCGCGCAGGACGTGCGCGGCCGCGTCTATTCGTTCACCGTGTCGGATTTCTCCGACGTGGTGATCGAGGTGATCGCCTGGACCAGCGTCGGCAAGCTCGGCAGGTCGGCGCGCATGACGCTCGAGCACCACATCGACTACGCCGGCCAGAGCCGGCCCTCCGACGTGGTGGACTTCACGCTCGATGGCAACACCTTCCGCTGGAGTTCGCCGCCAGAGGTGGACATCACCGGCTTCATCCTGCGCTACCACTACGGCGAGAACAGATCGATCGGGGACGCCGAGCGGCTGCACCAGGGCGCGCTCACCTCGTCGCCGGCAACCTTCCTGGAGCTGCCGGCCGGCCTGGTGACTTTTATGCTCACCGCCGTCGACGCGGCCGGGCTGGAGAGCCCGAACGCCGCGGTCATCGTGAGGAACCTGGGCGACCCGGCGTTGGAGAACATCGTCGAGACCATCGACTTTCGCGCCCTCGCCTGGCCGGGCACCGTCACGGGCGGCACGAACGTGGCCGGCGATCTGGTGGCGGACGACCTGACCGACTTTTACGGCCCGGACGACGCGCCGTTCTACGGCGCCGACGCCGCAGATTTCTATGAGGACCAGGTGTTCGCCGAGATGCGCTACGAGACGGCGATGTTCTATTTCCCCTCGGAGTGGGCGGGCAGCCGCGTGGTACTCCAGCACGCGATCGACGGCGAGGGCATCCACGTCGAATTCCGCACCACCAATAACGAGGCCTTCTACGGTGCGGACGCGGAGGACTTCTACGGGCCTGACGCCGAGCCGTTCTACGGCGCCGACGGCGCATGGCGGCCGTGGACCGGCGCAATCACCTACGACAACGGCGACCTGCAGCTCGCGGTCACCACGGGCGGCTCGCCGATCCAGGGCGTGATCCGCGAGCTGACGGTGCTGATCGACGTGCCGGATATCGACGAGGTGATCGACAACGTGGTCACCGCTCCAGGCGGCACGCGCCTCGCGCTGACCAAGCCGTTCAAGCTCATCGAGAACATCCAGCTCACGGTGCAGGCCGACGGCGGCACGGCGCGTTCGGCGCGCATCCTCGATCGCGACGTCGCGCTCGGGCCGCTGGTCGAGTGCATCGACAACACCCAGGCGTCCGTTTCCGGACTGCTGGATGCGCGCGTGAAAGGGAGATAACCGATGGGCTACTTCGCACCACCTGCCAAGAACGAGGTCAGCGCAACCCCCAGCCCGACGAACGCCGTCGCCAAGGCGGGCGTCGGCAAATTGTGGGACTACATCACCGGCCTGCTGGGCGCGACCGGCCAGCCCGCCGAGGCGTTCGCCGCGATGAAGCTGCTCGACTCACGGCTGCTGCTCAATCTCAAGCCAACTTTCGCGGTCGCGGCCAACGCGCTCACGATCACGATGAAGGACAAGGACGCGGCCGCCCTGTCGGCAGACAACCCGGCCTTCGTCGCGCAGCGCCACGCCACGCTGGGCGACGGCGGGCACAACCTGAGGAAGATCGTCGCGAACTACGCGATGACCGTGTCCTCCGGCTCGACGCTGGGTCATAGCTCGGGCTTCCTCTGCCCGATCTACATCTACGCGATCGACAACGCCGGCGCGATCGAGGCCGCGGTGGCGGGCACCTTCCAGGGCGAGCAGGGCATCGTGACCACCGTCGCCGAGGGCGGCGCCGGCGCGGCGGACAACCCCGACGTGATGTACTCGACCACCGCGCGCGCGAACGTGCCCTTCCGGCTCGTCGCGATCGCCTGGCTCACCCAGGCCGCCGCCGGCACGTGGGTCAATCTGCCGACCGAGACGAAGGTCCCGCCGTTCCATCTCGAGCGCGTGGCCCAGGAAGTGACCTACATGGGCGGCGTGTTGCCCTACGGCTTTTTCCTCGAGGATGGCTCGAACGTGAACCGCGCGACCTACGCGAAGCTCGATACCAAGTTGAATCGCGTCTGGGGTGTGGGCGATGGCGCCACCACCTACGGCCTGCCGGACTCGCGCAGGCGCGTGGCCGTGGGCTCCGGCGGCACCGGCACCGGCATGTTGGGCAACGCGCTGGGCAACGTGGGTGGCGAGGAAGGTCATGCTCAGACCTCGGGTGAGGTCGGCGTGCATTTGCACGGCCAAGGCCAGACCGTTACTGGCCTCACAGGTGGGGGCGCATCAGGGTTTGGTGGCGGTGGTTCGGGAGCCGCCCAGACCGCCGCAAACACGGACAATGCTGGCAGCGGCACTGCGGCCAACGTCATACAGCCATCGCTGGTGGTGACGAAAATGATCCGCTGGCTTGGCGACATCTAGGAGCGACACATGCGAACGATCACGAGAGCACAATTCAATGGCACCACCGAGCAGCTGCAGGCGCGCGTGGTTGCGTTCATCGAGGAACTGCAGGTACACGCGAAAACCGAGGGCGTGCCGGCGCCGCGCGAGGAGGACTGGATCGAGCACCTCGCGCGCACCGGCGAGCCGTTCGAGGTGGAACCGGAGCCGCCACAGCCCACTGCCGAGGAACTCAAGGCGGCGGACATCGAAGCGAAGCGGGCCGCGGCGCTCTTCGCGATGCAGCGCGCGGACATCGAAGCCGCCGCCGCCGCGCAGCGCGCCATCGAGGATGCGCTCCTGGAGGCCGCTAGCGCCGAACCGAACGCGCCGCAAGAGGTCAAGGATTACAAGGCCGCGCTCGAGGCGGTGGAGGCGAAGCAGGCGTAGGGCGGCACGCGCGATAATGAGGCCATCTCACTCAGGAGACCGCCATGCGCTTCGCCGTCATCGCCGTAGCTCTATTCCTCGCCGCCTGTGCCGAGACGCCGCACCAGCTCTCGCAGGAAGGCCTCCACGTCGAAATCGTCTCGAAGAAAGCACCGCGCCTCGCGGCGTTGTGTGCCGTCCGCGTGTCCGAGCGGCTCACGCTCGCCTCGTTCGTCTCGCAGATCCGCGAGACGGAGACGGCCGGCGACTACGAGACCGTCGTGCGCTACACCTTGGAGCCTCTGCCGTTCGCGGTCATAGCCGCAGTGGCGATCGCCGGCGGCACCCGTATCAGGGTGACCACGCAGTCGCTGCCCAAGCACATCGTCGACGAACTGGTGGAAGGCATTCGCGAAAAATGCGGGTGACCGATTGTTCAAAAAGAAGGGGCGACCGCCACGGCGCGCTAACGCCATGACGGCCCCTTTCCCGGAGATGCATCCTCCGAGCAGGACGAGGCCCCCTGCCACGATCGCGGCAGGGCCAGCCTACACGCGAACGCGGAGAGGTGCCCCGTGCAGGACGCGGAGATACGCTGCGGCAGTTGCCGCCGCAAGCTCGGTGTCGGACAATACGTGCGGCTGCAGATCAAGTGTCCCCGCTGCGGGACGCTCAATCACTTCAGGGCCGACAAGAGCCCCACACCAGAACGCCCCGGCGCGTCGACGAAGGAGTCGATGCATGAAGGCGACCACCAACAATAGCGCCCACCAGGCGCGAGCGATCATCCCGTGGATCGGCGGCAAATCGGGCCTCGCAGACAAGATCATCGCCCTGATCCCGCCGCACC